TTTCTTAGTGATACTCAAAGATAACACTATTCACGATATAAACAAAAAAATTAATAACTTTCTTTTAATGGATAGTGTATTGCCCAAATCTAGGCTTGGACAGTATGGAGTATGTAGCATACCTACAAGGGTCAATAATATGATTAAAGGTGTCAACGGGTATGTTTAACAGCGCACCCGATTTATCCTCTTTCCACTTATAATTTCTGAACTCCATTATAGCATTAGAGGATGTGGATAGTATATTGATCTTGTACCTCTTGAGTAAATCAATACCTGCATTAACAGAATCCCTACCCTTGAGACTAGGAAAGATGTTATGCCCCATACGCCTTAGCTCTGCAATTAGTCTAGGCTCTGCACTATCTGCATATATTGGCTTAGGCTCTAGCTCTTCAGATAACAAGAATTTATGTATATCAGAGGTTGTCATTGCTGTTCTATATAGATGCTCCTTAACATAAAGGTTATGGTCTTTGGTATAAACAGAAACCAAGGTAGTAGGATCATTCGTGTACCCAAAATCCATTCCGTATGCGACAAGCTCTGCATCTTCAGGGACGTTATTGACTTCGTTATATCTAAAGACTGTGCTTCTACTAGCTGCACGCTCTCCTAATCCGTATATCTGCCAATACTGTTCGTCTGTATCTCTTAGGCGTTCAATCTCTAGCTTAATTGATTCCTCAATAAATGGGTTGTCTAGGTATGTAGTCCTGTGAAATTCACAATCATCTCTAGGTAACACCTTGTCATATATCCAATGGTATTCATCAGACGGGTTAAAGTCTAGCACTATACGTTCTCTTGTTCTAAATATTAATTGCTGCCAATCCTCAAAGAACAGCTCGTTGCCCTCGTTAATAAATAACAGATCCCTTTTGCGACCTCTAATCTTTTGGGGTTGATCTAATGAAACAAACTCAACTAGGTTGCCAAACAGATAGTATTCAGAATTAGACTTATTATGGAACTTTTCGCTGTATAAGCTATGAGCTTGTAGTATACCCATAAAGTCTCTTAGAACTGTCGCACGTAAACTTGGGAACGATTTACGGCATATAGTTACAACCTTGTCTCGATTCCTTGCGCAGTATTCAAATATAATCCACAGAACTATGTTGTATGTCTTGCCTGACCTTGTACCGCCTTGCTCAACTACAATCTTCTTATCTGAGTTTACAAGATGTTTGTAGACTACATTAGTCTTTATCTGAAGTGGAGTCAATTATCTCTATTTGGAAGTTAGTAGGCATTCCCTCTGCACCCGTTATCTCTTGACGTTCTACATAGCCTCTGTTCTTGCCCTTGGTTTTTAAGTAGAATATTGTGGCTGCTGTTGAGTTTTCAGATATCTGTTTGTGCAGTTGACTTTCAGCAAAATCTAATGCGACATTCTCTATGTCAGATACCTCAGCGGCAAATACCTCATCTTCCTTTAGCCATTTATAGTATGTACTTCTTGGTATGTCAGCTTTCTTACACGCCACAGTTACAACCCCTAGGCTTTGCTCTAGTGATTTCAGAAGGCTTTCCTTTTTTATGTGTCTACTTTCGTTCATTATTATATTTCTTTTTAAGTAGTATTTGATTCTTTGTTTCCCACGCTTGACTGTATTCTTTGTCTTGGAATAGCTTAGAAAATCCTGTAATGTGCTTGAGCTTTACTAGCTCCTCTACGGACATCCCTAACTCATTACAAATGTCAGCATCTAGCCAACCATTCTCTAGCATACTAAAGACCATAGAAGACATCCCTGTAACGCTGTGCATACCTCTAGCTCTATTGTGACGAACCGTACTTGCCATTCTATCGTTTATGTTTTTATTCAGAACCACTATTGGCAGTCTTCCTTTGTTTCTATCTAGAATGTCTTGGTTGCTTTTACAGGTAAAGTATCTGTGAAATCCATCTATGATAATATACTTCTGTTTTTCTTCATCAAATATCGTGACAATAGGTTGAGTATATCCATCGTGCAAGATAGAGGTGTATAAAAGCCCCATTTCTTTTTTAGCTACTGAATTAGGATTGTAGTCGTTTGGTGACACCTCTTCTATGTTAACCCATTTTACTCTATTTACAGGCTGATCTTTGAGTGGTGAGATTTCGTGCATTAATTCCTTAATATCTTCAAACAATACTATTTGCTGTTCTTCAGTTAGTTTGTTTTCTGTAATGTATTTCTTGATTTCAGCTATCATATAAGACCTTTTATGTATTTATCGTATTTTCTGTTTACCTCTATGTTACTTGCATCTATTTTGCCATCAACATATTTCTTAACTGTGTTAAAATATTGAGAGGTCAGGAAGTTGTTTAGCTTAGTAAAATCCCAATCACTAGACAATATCGTATTGATTATGGTTTTGTATACATCGTTTTTTATCAAATCGTTTATGATGTATTTTTTTGTTTTATCTATTTGCTTAAATAGCGCAATCCTATACTGTTCTTCTTTAATCAGGTTGTTGGCGAGGTACAAAGCATACTCTTCCCAATCTTCAAACATATAGGGCAATTCCTTTGGACATCTAAAAGCATCGGTTTTCAGATGTTTTATAGAATCACTACCTGCAACTCTTGAGCTAATTTTGTTCCAAGTTTTTGGTTCAATCTCTTGTACTAACAAAAGGTTCTGTATTGAAGTCTCGTGGTGTAGGTTTGATATTCTCATATCATTTATTTTAACACCGTGTTTATACATTTCGTCATAGATCTTATTGTACTCTATGTCGTTGTCGTTTATGTATTTCCAAACATCTTTGATTTCCCAATCGTATATAGGATAGAATGTATAGTGCCCTAGCTCAGGAGATAGCTTCTTGCCATAACAAACGTCTTTATACGTTAGAGCCGAGGTTAATGACATAAGTCTTTTAGGAGCTTCCTGTGTGCGTACACCGGCAAGATAACAAGTCTTTTTATCCTTATAGTCAACTTTTATTATTGCCTTAAATAAATCGTGAAACCTCTCAGTCTTGTATTTGTTTACCTTGATACTTATATCATCTTGTGGATGTAGCCATTGATCTTTTTTGTTTTCATCCCAACAGTAAGAATAACGATGTTCAGTAGAGGCGTTGTTTGTAATTACAATAGGCATCTGAAACCATAGAGGCTCAACCCTTTTGTCATACATTACTTTTTTAACATAGTCGATTGTTCCTTGCCATTCAGCTTCTTGATCAATAAACAAAACCTTTAGCGGCAGTCTATCTCTTTTGTCTGCGACCTCTAGTGCAAGATGTAAAGTAACTGTACTGTCTTTACCACCTGAGAATCCAACAATGACTTCTTCAAATTCATCAAAGAAAAACTCAATTCTCTTAAGAGCTTCTTGATATACATTGTTTTTGCTATAAAATTTCATAGTATAATTTTGTTATGCCGTTTTTGTATCTAGCTTGAATCTTTGCACCTTCTTTTAAGTGAGTGTTTAATGACATCTTGGTTGTGTTAGCATCAACCTTTTTAATTTTAGGTCTGTTTAATTTTAGCCATTGAAGTCTGTACCTTGTCATTCTACAAAGTAGTCCCGTTCTTCTTTCTGACTTAATTACATAAGAGCATTTCATCGTTGCGGTTCTTTCGGATAACTTTAAACCAAAGAATGCAATAGGATCATCTTCATTAAACACTACAAAGAACATAATATTACCTGAAAATAGTAACCCTTCTTTTTTTGCAAGATGCACTAAGTCAGGACATACAGAGGTAATGTTATGTGTTTGTATTATAGTCATTAGGTTTTTGCTCTATTTATGATTCTGGTTTTTTGTATAGGATTACCCATAGTCCAATATTTATAACCGTTGGCATAAAAGTAAACATACTCTTTTTTAAAAAACCTCTCTTTAATTCCATACATTCTTAAATGCACAACAATTTTATCAAACACCTCATCGTTTATCCAATCTTGCCTTGCACTCCAATCGTGTGGAATCTTAGGCATACTCTTAGCAAAGGTAAATTTAGTATCTACTAGAGCTTTGGCTAGTTCTTGTTCTTTCACCTAGACTCAACATTAAACTCGTGATAACAATTTGGGCAAAGACATTCGATAAAGTTTTTATTGACTTCAAGGTTTTTAGCATCAAGCTGTTTTTTTCTCTTGTCATATTCTTCTGAAGTTAGCTCTTTGTTATCTGAGCTAGGATTGTATTCGGGTGTAAAGTCATTGTCAAGTGATGGATTCCATACGTCCATTCCCCAACTTGTAAGTTCTTTAGTGTCCCAACCGTTTGCTAGTATGTCCCAATCCCATTCACCAAAGCCTACATTGTCTTTAATAATAAATTGTTGTATTTGTTCTTTTGTTAGATTCTCAGCTTTTATTATATAGACCTCTTTTAAGCCAAGTTCTTGACAGGCTTTAAATCTCATATTACCACCGATAATTTTCATATCGCTATTGACAACGATTGGTCTTAGCTCTAGCATTTCAGGAAATTCTCTAATGCTTTTAACTAGCTTTTGAAATTTATCCTTTTTGATTGTTCTTGGGTTAACAGGGTTTGAGAAAACCTTGTTTATTTTAACTTTTTGTATCATTTGTTTTTCTTTTTAGGTGTTCCAAAAGCTCTTAGCTTGTTTGCTTTTTTTGCCTTGCGCTGATCTTTGAGTTTTTCAAAGTATTCGTTTTTTAAATCGTACTCGTATGGTATAAACTTCATATTATAAATATTAAAAAGAGGGGTCAGATTGTATTTAACCAAAAGTGTTTCCCTTCAAGGGATTAATTTATAGTAAACTGCCCCTCTCTTTAACAATGTATAAGGGGAGCATTTTAATCCTTGCCTACTCCTAGTACAAAAACTGTCCGCACTCCCCTCATATGTTTTTAAGCCAGGTGTTTTTTATTGCTTTTATTTTACCCTTCATCTCTTGAGTTCTATGTGTTGGAACATCTAACACAAGATTAACTAATGGATTTTTTAATCTGTTTTTTAGCTCTATATGCTCAGTCTCTAGCCTAACATATTTTTTCTCAAGATAGTCGATTTTATTGATCTCGTCAAACGGTACATTAGGAGTGAAGTAGAATTTTTTTTCTAGTCGATCAAGTTTCTTATTGCTTTTTTTGTATATCGGATACATCTTAAATAGATACTGAACATTAGAGTGATCCATATGCTTTCCTTGTGATTGAAAGAAACTAGCGATGTATGTCCATCTCATTTGTAGCTTGTCTCTAAGTATAAAACATAACAAACCCCTGTACTCAACGTACTCTGCATCTCTTCTGTTTTGAAATATATCTATACCTGCATCCTCTTTAATTTTGATTGCAATTTGTATTGGTGTAGGGTCTTTTTTCATTAATCAGTTCTTAATTTTAATTGATGGTAACACTCGGCATACATTTGTCTAGCCTTGCCTTTGTAATTTTGTTTAAATAGCTCATAGAGCTTTCTTGTGTATTGATACTTAGTGTGACATTCTGCGAAGTATTTCTCTGCAAACCTCTTACCCTTACCTTTAAAGTAATTGACGTTGTCAGCGGTGTCTCCTGATATCATCTGCTCGTAGAAATTGTACATAGCTTCGTCTTCGGATATGTCATAAACTTCTTTGTGTTTATAGTGATAGTTGTACATTAAACAAGGAAACTGTTTGTAGTCTTTGTCAATGCTCACGATCATTACCTCATCTCTGCCTATGTCTTTAGCGATGTTGTACCAATATCTAGCTACCATATCATCTGTTTCTACTCCATAACCTACTATGCTATCATACTGCTCCTTGACATACTGATGCATCTCGTGTAATAAAGGTGGAAGTTCACTTGAAATTCTATTGGCTTTATACTTTTTAGTGATTAATTTTCTAAAGTTACCCCTTGATCCACTAAAAGTAATGACTTTATCTATGGTATACATTACCTCTAAGTGATTAACGATAGCCATAAACTGTTCGTCAAACTTGTTACGAGCGTATGATATATCTGTATGGTATGGATCGCTGTCGGGTGACTCTCTTTTCCTGTAACAACTAGCAAATACTAGGCTGTCTGCATCTACTAATAAAATCATATATCTATTTTTAGAAAATTCTTGGCATCCTGTGTTTCCTTTATTTGATATGTAATAATTACATCTGTAATATTAGGGTCTGCTAACGTGTGTATCTCTACTTGCTCTCTAATGTACAAGAGATGCTCTTTACTAACTCTCATAATATTTATCTATAACATTTGTAATATCCTGAAAAAACTCTTTAACATCTTTATGGTTAAAATCTATCTTAAGAAACGCTTGTCTAGCTGCTTTCTGATCCTCTCTGTTTAACTTACATATATAGTCGACTATTTCCCTTACCGATATAATTGTAGTGCCCCAAACATCTTCCTGTGCTTTAAATAGATAGTCTTGATTAAGACCTTTTTCCTGTATTAATGTCTCTAAATCCTTTCTCATTATGTTATTAAGTCTAAATTGTCATATACGAAATCGCTAAGTGATATATATGCTAGTTGAGTAATATTTGTAAGATTGCCATAATCGCTATCGCTCCAATCTGTTACGTTTAAATCCTCTATGATTGCAAAACAATCCGCGTAGTAGATAACTGCTCTGTCAATTTCCTCGTTAATAAACTGATCTAGGTCAGAAGGCTTTTCTTCTTTGATTGAATCTCTTAAATTTAATAGGTAATCGTCTTTGCTAAATGTTGCCATTGTTGTTCTGTTAAATAGCTAGGTTAATTCCTTTCTACTTTTCGAAGATACAACAATAACAGTTATAAACAAAAAAATTAATAATTTTATTTAGAGAAGTTTAGATTGATCACTACTGCATCGTTTTCTGTCAGAAGATAAACGTCTTTGAGCAGTCGTTTTTTTGTCCACATCGTAGTGTCAGGACAGTATTTTTTTACTGATACGGGTAGCTTTAATGTGTTTAGGTAGTATAGGAAATTACCTTTAGGGTCAAATACATAGAAGATTTTAATAATGTCATCATCTAATCTCATTAACGCATCGTACTTGTCTTTCTCAAGCATCTTAGTGTCGTAGTGTTTATTGCGAAACTTCATTTCTATTACGCAGTCAAACCCTTTTGGTGTTTTACCTACTGCATCGTAACGGGAAAAACCTTCACCTGACCATTTTAAATCCCAACCCTCAGAGTTAAGTAGTAAGATAACAGCCTGTTCCCATTTATGAACTTTACTTATCCCCATTTCTTGTATAGGTCCAAACTAAGTTTAAATCTTGAATCCATTTATTTATGGTTTTGGGGCTACAAGTACACGGCTTATAATAGGTATGCTTGAAATATCTTGCGTGTAGGTCACAAACCAATCCAAACTCTTTTGGGCTGATAACGTCCTTGTTCTCTCCCAATCGAAACTGTTCCCAGTCGTTATAGTCTGTTTCATTGAATTTTACCATCTTTTTATCTTTAAGTCGTTGAGGCTTTTTCTTCTTTTGTCACAGTTACATTTTGTGCCTTTAAAAGAATGATAGGTTTCTACTAGCAACTTGATACCGGTGTATTTGGTTATGTAAAAAATGATGTCTCCTAGTTTCATATCAGTTTTATTAGTTTGTTTTTTACTTTCCTGTAAGCATTATATAAGATGGTATATGAGATCTTAGACTTCCTTGAAAACTCTGCAATGCTCTCTCCTTCGTTTACTACTTCAAATACCTTTCTATTCCACCAATACATTTTAGCTAGTTCATTTTCAATATCCTGATAGGCACTTTCAAAGTTTACATCCTCTGTCGCTATAGCTTTTCCTAGACTTTTAACATATTCATCATCTATGCTCACTATAACTATGCCTTTTTGTTTTCTCTTTAAATCAAGAAATAAGGTTTTTAGTGTCTTAAAAATGTAGTAATAATTAATGTCATTCTCATACATTATATCAAGACCTTTTTCGACTTGTAATTGTATTTTAATATACATCTCTTGTGTAATGTCTTCAGCTATTGTTCTAGTACAACCAAAGGTACTGACTATGTCAACCCAAGTGTCGTGCTTTTTAGCTACTAAAATCATTACCTCTTTGCTCATATTATTTTAAAGGATCATATACGTTCTCTGTAATTACAGGAAGCCCCTTTTCATTTACCTTAAAATTAAAATTCTCGAATGCGTAACCTCTGCTACGTTGGCATTTAACTGTTATCCATTCTTTATTTACTGTGTTCGCTTCTAGCTCTATATGTGTCTCACATTTCTTCTCTAGGAATGACCCTAGATGTCCTGTCATTTTTGCTGATCCGTAATTCTGATGTATGACGTTTATGATGTGACAATTAAACCTCGAAGACCATTCCA